TCAAAGCCTTTAACCCAAACTTTCGATTAAAAAATCTAGCATAGAAACCACCCATCGAATGACCAACTAAAACGATTTCATCGTTTTGAACTATGAGTTCATTGAGTCTGGCTAAGTGAGTAACAAACGTACCTTCAATATCACGGTGATTTACTTCATCACAAATCAGCTCATAACCTTTCTCATCACAGTACTTTTTAAGAGCAATGTATTTGCTTGATCTCTTTGAAGAGTCTAACCCATGATAAAAAATAATTTTCATTTAATTCCAAGTTTATTACAATATAAGATAATAAATAATATCATATCTTACCATAGTTGTAAACACAAATTTATCTTTTATAGGAATTCCTTGATATGGCACAAAAACCATTTGCCGCTCACTCAGGGATTGAGATTATCGGAGAGTTTAACACTCAAATGATAAACGGATCTGCAGATCCATCTCAATCTCCAGGTATTGCTGCACCTGCTAGCTCTTGCTACACTCAGTCAGTTCTAAATGCTGACAATATAACTTATACAGTAACAATCTATGACAAGTTTGGTCCAAATGATACTGACTGGAAAGCAAGAACGTCAAGTAATTTACTGGGAACACCTACTGACGGCACTTACACTGACGGATTGTTTCAGTTCACTTCAACAACAAAAACAGGTGATGCTGTAGACACGATCAATGAGTTCTTATCGCTGATGGCTCCTCCTGCAGCTCCGGCTCTTTCTGACTTGGAATCAACGTTAACAGGTGCTACGGGTAAATTAAGCTTTGATCTTAGTCATCCGATCTCAGGATATTCTTATGACAATGCGGTCGCCATTAATACGACCATATCTAAGTCAGGTAATGATCTAGGTATCTTTAATAACTCAACTACGATCACCGGGATCTTAAACAACAATATTACAGCTAATTCTAGCAACGCTTGGCCAGCTAAAGCGTTTGGACCAGGTGATAATGGAACCCTTGAACTATTCGTAAACGGGACTCAAGTACACTCAGTTGATCTTTCAACGTTTGGATCTGGAGCTACAGTAACAGGTGGAAGTGGATTTTCATTATCAGCAGCAACTCCCGTTCAGTTTAGTAACGGAAATCAATTTCCTGCATTAACTTATAGAACTGGTACTGTTGCAATTGCAGCTGCTGCTCAACGTCCTGGATATAACTACGCTACTGTAACTCAAATAATAAGTGGAGTTCCACAAACAACTAACATGTATTATTGGTACGTTGACGTTGATGCTACTGCAATGACAGCAACTGCAACTTCTCTGACGCCTACAATGTCAGGTAGTAGATACTTGTCAGGTGTTCAATATTATAATAGTGGAAGTTTACGTCTTCAAGCTGCAGTTCATGCAGCTTATCAAGATGTTTATAGTGCTTCTAGTTCAGCAGTAATGATTACCAGCTCACAAGCAACGTTTACTTCCTTATCAATCCCTAACACAACTTCTAATACAGCTGATTTACCTGTTGATGTTTCAGCAAATCTATTAAATTCAATTAGATTGCTTGGAGTTGCCCCTACAGCATCTTTATCAGTTCTTCACCCGATCAAGACAACTCTTACAGTATCAGGGATCACTTCAACTAAAGTTTTATATGATCCGATCGTATCTTCATCTGATCTTGTTGAAGATTTTAACGTTGAAACATATCGAGTTTCAACAGTACCTTCTACCGCGGCAGCTGCACCTACTGCTTATGACAGTACTGTAAGTATCTTTGGATCCGGAGATCTACAAGTCTACAATGGTGGTTTAACATATCCTAAACTTGATCTACGTTCAGTTGCTGACGGAGGTATGATTGATAACGCTCCATTAGGAAACCCAAACTACACAGGAGCATCAGGAACTCGTACGTTTATCCGGGTATTCCAAAACAACAGCGGTCAAACTCGTGCAAACTTTAAGATCAACATCACAGGAGCTTCTACTACCTTCGTTGCAGCAGGTGCTACCAGTGGAAATAATCTTTCAGTTGAAATGAAATTCCCACAGGGTAATCTTTCAGCCGGTACAGGATGGATGGATGCTTATGGTGATTTCGCTACTGGTCAATGGAGTGATGGGGCTGGTGCTAGATCTGAAACATTGGGTGCCGGTAGAGCTCTATCAACTGACTGGGGTTTAACGATCGGAACACAAACAATTGCAATAGGTGAACGTGTTTATCTTCGAATCACAGCACCTGCAACGTGGACTGGGACACTTTACTCAATCACGTTCACTTGGCTATAATGGGAGAATGACATGTCACTAACTACACAAACGATGTCTGTTGCTTCAATGAAGAAGGTGTTGGGTATTGCTCACACTGATGACAATAAGGGCCCAGGTAATGAAGCTTTTAGAACAGGATTTTCAGTTTCTGGTTCAACCGTTTTCGGGGGAGACGTTCCTAGCACTCCTACAAAGAACGCCCTGTATGATCTAACAGGTTCAGTCGAATTTGTTCGATTAAAAATGGTGCTTGATCCTACGTCAAATGGATTTGCTTACACTGCACAGTTACCAAATGACTATCAAACAGCATCTTCTAATCCAAATAAAGCAAAATCTTATTTTGCAAACAATGAACGCTTAGTTGATTCTGCCGGTAAACTTCAAATTATCCCAGCTTCATTCGGACCTCTATATGAAGCGATCCCTTATTCAGGTGGAACTAGTGCTAAAGGGTCAGGAACTTTGATCCCACCAGCATCTGCCCGAGATTGGATCATTGATCCATTTAACGGTGTGATTTTCCAACAACAAACGGGTACTTCAATTGACTATCTTGAGTGTTATATTTGGGTAGGAGACTTTGTAACTGATCAGTTAGCAGCGCTTACAGTTTCAGCCAACAATGCTTTTGTAGAAGGATCAACGTTAATACCAGCGATTAACCAGTATTATGTAGTTGACACTGTACCCAGTGTAAATCCAGACTTGAACGTGATTCAATGGTTTATTTCTACGTTTAATGCAGGTTCTGCTCAAACTACTGAAGTAACTGCAATGAAGTCAGGAACTGCTGTAACTAATAATAAGTTTAGCAATCTATTGATAGGTTCTAACTTACTTGATGTTCAAGTAGATCTTGACTCTACTACTCATGACTTGCGGTTGCTTGCAAAGCCAACGGTTGCAGGAATTACTGTCGAGATAAAACGATTAGTAGTGATCTAAAATAAGAAAGGGCTACATTTTGTAGCCCTTTCTGATTATTGACTTACACACATTTGTTGTTTTAATTTAGACATTAGTAAAATTATTATGATTCAAAGATTCATTAGATTCACCGCACAGCATGACCTAAATACGCAGCCAGCTGACTGTATGTGCTGTACCTACCAAGATAAGCACACTGAGATGGCCTGGATGATGTGGCAATGGATATGGAGAGCACAAAGTGAGAACCGAGCATCTGGTATGGGTCGTGATAGCGATCCCAATGATTCTGTTTCTGGTAATGATGATATTAAGTGATCTTGTGCACGGAAGAAAGATATAAGCATCATCACCAATCAATTACTGTAGCATTGGAACAGGTAATGCTGTACCGTACATTCATGAATCGCTATCAATTCATCTTCATGTGAAGGTTGATGTTCAATACATGTACACCCTGTCAATGATAGAAGTATCATGATTTTAAGCATCATTTTCATTTCATCACCTCTACAAAAAATTCATGTCAACAACAATATTCTTAGTATAAAGTTTTTGGTTGATATAAGACCGTTGTCTCGATGTAAATAATCCACCGATCTTAGATAAGATTATCACGATCTGTTGAAAATTAGTTTGTTTACCCCCTGCAGCACCTTCAATTCCCCAAAAGATTCGTTCTAACGTCTTACCTTGAACAGTGATCATCACATCAGCACAACGATTCGCAAGTTTAGCAATCAAATTATGTTTAATGTTTGATAAAGTTCTGAGATCATTTTCTAGGTTACCACCACCCTTATAAAGCAGATCTAGATGAACGTTGTTGATGATCGCAGCAGTTCCTTGATTCCCTTTGTCGTTTGGAAGCTTATCAATTAGTTCTTCAATTGAATTAACTACTTCAAACCCTTGTTTTTTAGCATATAGAAAATCAGAAAATGGTTCAACTAATTCTTTAGGAAGCTTTTGACCGTACTTCATAAAAAAGTCAATCGCTACAGAACTATTAGCTTTGACCATCTCTAGTAATCTTGTTGCGTTATTAATATCTTTTACAAATAGCTCAGCAGCAGCATCATCATTGATCTGCTTTAACGTCTCATGAAACGGGAGTGACTTTAACATTCCACGTAGTTTAGATACATTAGACTCTACAGGTAAAAAGTCTTCAAGTCGACACCCCTTTTCTTGGGCGTCAGCTGCATATTCTAAGCGTCGAGGTGACACCATCTTTTGAATCTCTTCAGGAAGATCTCCCCACCAGCTAATAAATATCGGTCCAGTGATCGGGTATTTTTCTAAGAAGTAGTCTTCATCAACCTTATACGGAATCTTATAGTGAACTTGAAATCGATCAATATGTGCAGGATCAAGGTGATTTACTGAATATGTATCATTATCATCTTCTGGGTTAATTGCAGCCCAGATCACTTTAAGATTGTTAAGCTTATGTCCATTAATTGACTTGAACTGGATAAGTTCAAGTGTTGCATTAACAATTTTATCAGCGGAACGATTAAATTCATCAATAAAGATTGCTTCTACCTCTCCATCTACTACCCAACGAGGTCGAATCAATTCTAATACAGAGCCAGTCGGCTCTTCTATCACCTTTGGTACTCCAACAAAGTCAACCCAGGGATCCAGCGTTGACGCGCTTAAATATAAGTACTTTAAACCAGCTTCTTCAAAAACCTGTTTTATGACTGTAGTTTTACCGATCCCATGCAAACCTATGAACAGGACATTGTAATTATGGGCGAGATACTGCTTCAATCGAGCTTTATTGATGATAGCCATCTAAATTCCTCAAGTATAGTGATATTATATCATACTATTTAGAAGATGTACATAAGAAAAGGGCTACATTTGTAGCCCTTTTTAAAACTTGAATACAATTTCAGTACGATTCATTAATTATTGTGTAACTAATGAATCTGCACTTATATTTTAGACAAGGGTTAGACCATAAGCTGTGTTGATCTGTGAAACTGCAGTAAGTCGAACGTCATTTAATTTGTTTAACGTCAAGTCAGGGATCAAGTTACTTGGATAAGAAACTTTCACCACAAAGTCATTTGTTTTTTCATTGTTTGGGTGATTCCCCATTTGAACTACGATTTTAGGATTTACCAGTGAAACGTCATGAGTGAAGGGAATCAACTCAATACCGTCTAAGATTAAAGCACCTGTACTTTCATGACACTTTATAACATACAACATTCCAATAGGTGAAGACATGTGAAACTCCTAAATTATGAGATTATTTTTATTTATATTTACTTTACTGAGTTCATCTTGAACTAATCTATTGATCTCTTTTTCTGTGAAAATATGAAGCTTATACATCTCACACATTCCTGTATTGTCATCTAAGAATGTTACTTTTCGTCTTTCTCCAGGGTCTTCAGTAAATTCAGGAGACAGCATAGGGATAGTACAAGCATAACCAAAATACTATCTAAATGAACCTTTAGCAAATGATTCATTAGAAGGATGACATCCTACATAAATCATATACTCGCAGGTGTTATAGCTCTTTTATTAAAGACCACTTTAGAAATCAATCAAGTTTCCTTCATCAACAGTAGTGTCAAGTACATTGATCAAGTAGTCAGTCAAGTCTTTTTCTTGTGGAGCAGCTTGAGTATCTTCTGCGCTCAACCAAGTTGTCATCCAACCGAACGGATCAGCATTAGTGTCATACTTTGGTTTCAACCCTACTGACTTCATGCGCTTGTTGGCGATAAACTCAAGATACTTACAAAGCAAGTTCTCATTCAACCCGATGATTGATCCATCTTTAAAGAGATACTTAGCCCAGTCTTTCTCTTGTTGTACTACTTCATCAAAGAGTGCAATTACAGTGTCAGCTTCTTCTTCAATGATCTTCTTAAAGTCAGGATCATTTTCTTTTTTCAAATTTCTAAGAATGTTTACAGTAATCCCTACATGCTGTGCTTCATCACGCGCAATCAACTTGATAATGTCAGCATTCCCTTTCATCTTCCCTTGTTGACCAAATGCAAAACTACAAGCAAACGATACGTAAAATCGAATTGACTCTAACGCATACACAGAGAACAGAGCTAGATAAAGCTTTCGCTTCAGCTCATACATAGATAGAGTTAGCTCTTTCTTGTCAGGTGAATTACCCAGTGCATTACCTGTAGCAGGATCAATCTCACAACTTACAATCTCATGATAACCTGGACCAAGAACTCTAACTTGCTCGGAATACTGAATAAAATCATCATAGTAGTGTACAATCGTGTTTGCTCGACTCATGATGTTTTCATCATCGATGATCGTATCAAACACGATTGACGGATCTGGGAAAATATTCTGTAAGATCCACTGGTAAGATTGTGAGTGAATCTGCTCAAATGCAGCCCACCAGATCACTGTAGCTTCAAGCTCAGGTAAACTGATCCAGGGTAAGAACGCGATCAAGGGAGCATGTTGATTCACAGAATCAAGTAACACCTGGTAAGAGATGTTCTTCATGAAGATATGTTTTTCATGAGGTGCTAGAGATTTAAAGTCACTAGCATCTTTCTGTAGACTGATCTCTTCAGGATTCCAAAAGAAGCTCTTTTGAAGCTTTGTTTGTTTATTGAATATTGAGTACTTTTGAATATCATATCGTGCAATGTTCTGATGTTCACCGAAGAACATCGGTTGCTGATTCAAGACAACTTTGTTAACGTTAAAAACACTGTATTCCATATATTACCTCGTTTTAATGTCTGGTATAGTACTGTCATCGATCATGTTCATTGTTAAAAGCTGTTCATCTATAAATTCGTTGCTTTCAAATTTGATCTTAGAAACAATGAACTCTAATCCATGCTGATCTTTATTGTCATAAACTTTACCACCAACTTTCTTAGAAAGTTTATCAGCTAAGAAAAAATAAATTTTAGCTTTAGTGTCAAGTTCTTTCTTTGAACTACTATGTCTTGATATGGCTGAAAAGAAAAATGCATCATATTCATGATATTTTTCAGCAAGAGCGTTAGCTACAACTCCATAAATTTTAAATGGAAGATCTATATCACCTATAGTAGAATGTGTAGCTTCATCACTTAAATCAGTTCTAAAAAATGATATTTCTGCAGTGTTCTTACCTTTTAGTTCAGTTATATGTATAGGTTTATTTTCAATTTGAATAGTATATTGAAATTCTCCATACTTAAAAGAGCAAAGTTTATATCTTCCATTACGTTGCCATTCTAGATCAATTGAAGTATCAAAAAATTTCATTTATTTTCATATCAAAATCTTATTCATTTTTCAATAAAATCCAATCATTATCAAAATTAGGATTCATTTATATTTTACACATTGTAAAATTTATAATTTACAAGCACCGTCACAACCGCCTGATTCTTCTACATCTTCATCTATTGAAGCTTGTTCAGTTACATAATCATCAGTGTGATCTTTTTCACCCTTGGTGTTTACATAATAGCGAGTTTTTAGCCCAAGCTTGGTGCACAGTAAAAAGTGATTGATCAAAACTTCAAGAGGGATCTTCTTTTCAAGGTTTCCGGTTTGAGCGTTTATCTTTTCATAGTGATCTGGATTGTAAGAAAGATTGGCTGAAATCGATTGACAAACAAATTTCTGAAATACAGCAGCATTCTTAATGTAGCCGTTCATTTGAGAAGCGTCCATGTCCCAGAGATAAGTGTACTGGTTCTTTAGCTTTCCGACTTCAGGTACAACTTGCACAAATGAAACTTTCTTGTTTGATTTCTTGATGATCAAAGAACGAATCGGTTCTATTCCATTCGTAGCGTTAGTGACGAAACTAGAGCTTTCAGCAGGCATCAATGCTAACAGAGTTGAGTTATAAACTCCATATTGCTTAACTATATCTCTCAATGAATTCCAATCACAGTGAAGTGCTTCATTAGTAATGCTATCAACTTCTTTGTTATAAGAATCAATTAAGAGTCCACCTGTAAGATAGATCGTATCTTTGATCCCTTCAATTGATCCTCGTTCTTGTGCCAATTTATTTGAAGCTTTTAGCGAATAATAATACATCTGTTCTGCAAGACGGTGAGTTATATCATAACTTTCTTGATCGTAATATTTCACTCCGTTCTTTGCTAAAAAATATGCATAGTTTATGATCCCGATTCCAAGCGGACGATAAGTCATCGTTGCTCTGCGAGCTTGTGGTGCTTGATAATCTTGATAATCAAGGATCTCATTTGTGAATCGAACTAACAGTTCCATTCTCTTTTCCATATCTTTTGGATCATTCAAGTCAAGGTTACCAGCATTAATTGCAGCAAGAGTACAAAGCTGTACAAGTCCTTCAAAATCAACGGTTCCGTGGCTATCATCAATAGTTCTCACAGAGTTTAAGATAGGTTCAGTAGGTAACGCAATCTCTACACAATTATGAACTAACACTTCATTAGCATAAAAATTATGAACTTTATCAACAGTAATATCATAGACTGGTGATTTAATGTTTATCTTTTCAACTTTTATCATATTGTTTTCTACCTAATTTCTATTCTTCTGTTATTGTTGATTCATTTAATTGCTTAGATTGTTTAAGAGTGTCAATAATTCATATCTCCCCCATCTATGATTGGAGATATTTATACTCACTTATATCAAGTTCATCAGTTTCTAGTAGATCTTGAGCTTCAACATATCCTCTTTTTGTGTATATTAAATGATCAGGGGTACATGTTATTGTTATACCAAATTGATCATCTATCACCTTAATAATTTCTGCTGATGATGAGGTTTGAGCAAAATTTGTAATTAGATTCCATTCTTGTAAATTTGTGTCTATATTTTTAGATAAAACATAGAGACCATCAAGTGTGTATCCCTCAAGGTCTTTAATATTAATTGTCATTGGATTTAACCCAATAGAACTATAACTAACACATATTTGAGTGTCACCTGTTACACACAAATTACTCATGTAGATCGGAAGATTGAAGGGAGTGTGAGAGTTTACATTATCAGCTAAGAAAGCATAAAGTCTACCAGTCTCTTGAGATTCTTTCAAGAAAGTAGTTAGCAGCTCACGACCTGAGATTGTCTTCTTATGCTTAATATTAGGATCTTTTTCATATTTCTCATAAAGACGTTCAAACTCACTACGGTCTTTACCAAAGAAAGCTTCATATAGATCAGGAACTTCATTCGGTGAAAATAAAGTAACATCTTGTTTCTTAACACAACGTCGAATTAGATAAGAATCCCATTGAATTGCATAATCAAGACGACGAACACGAGTTTCATGAGTACCCTTATTGTTCTTAAGAACCATCACATCTTCGATCTCATGGTGCCATACTGGAAAATATATGGTTGCCGAAGCGTCTCTAATTCCACCTTGTGAACATGACTTGATCGCGCTCTCAAATTTACGAAAATAGGGTACTACCCCTGTGTGAACTACTTCACCCTTCCCTACTTTTGATCCCTGTGCTCGAATTCTACCACCATTTATCCCAAGTCCAGCACGTTTTGAAGAGTATTTGGTCATAAGTTTTGTAGCGTCTGTAATTGACTCTAAAGAATCATCTACGTCAATTAATACACAAGACGAAAATTGTTTTGTAGCAGAACGAAGACCACCTAAAACAGGTGTAGGAAGTGACACTTGAAACTTAGACACAGCATCATACATGTCACGTACGTACTGTAAGCGAGTGCTATTTGGATATTTATGAAAGCCTGTAGCACACATCACCATAAATGCAATTTGTGGAGTCTCAAAGAACTGCTTAGTTCCGCGATCTTGAATCAAGTACTTATCCTTGATCTGCTTGATAGCAGCAGCTGTTAGCTTAAAATCACGATCATGTTTAAGATAAGATCCTAACTTTACCCACTCGGCTTCAGAATACCACTCCAATAGTGCAGCATCGTACAAACCTTGAGCTACATTTTCTTTAACTATGTCATATAAACGTCGAGGTTCATAGCTCCCAAACACTTTTTTACGTAAATCAAATATCATCATCCTTGCTGCAGCATACTGATAATTTGGAGATTCTTCTGAAATTAAATCTTCAGCAGCAGAAGTAGTAATATCATGGATTTCACCTGTAGTGATCCCATCATAGAATTGAATGTGTGATTTCATTTCAATATCACTTACCGAAACTCCAGCTAAATCTTCGCAAGCCCATTCTAAAACTCGGTGCATCTTTTCAACATCAAGAGATTCTTTAGTGCCATCCCGTTTAATTACATTGATCATTTTATACTCATAAGTCTTGTGTTTACAGCACAGAAAATCAAAGAACTATTAAGCTTCTTGTACTGTTCAATTTACTATTTTAGGTATTGTAATACTTATTTAGATATTGTAATATTTTCTAAACCCAGATAAATCCGCCTACAATGAAAAGTGTAACTGAAATCAATAATAGAGAAACAACAATTTCAGTTTCTATATCGCGCGCAATAGAAGCTGCTAATCCTAACACCCCGATCATTAATCCTGAAACAGAACAGAACAGAGAAAATAACATCTTAAGTGCAATTATAATTGTCATTTTATTATCCCTAAAATTCTAACAATGAGCTCTCTTGACAGTCAATTCTTTGTGCAAGATTACTTTGCATCAAGAACGTTGAGTTACTTAGCTTGCTCTCTCCCTTGATAAACTTAATAACTTCTCGAACCATGTCACTACCTGTACTCACAGGCACATTCTGACAAACATGATTTTCACATCCACTAGTAAGCTCAAAATCATTTGGTAAACCCATCAAGTGCATGGCTTCTCGAGTAGTGATCACCCGATCTTCAGTCGGGTGAATTGCTAAGAAGGTCCTAGCAATCAAAGTAGAAAATTCAGCTGAACCCCTATAGATCGGAAAGCTACTGTCCCAAAATCTACCACCTGTTAATGTCTTCTCAATGATCCTCCCGGCTTCTTTGGCTTGACGATGATATCCATTTGTGAGTAACCAATCTCTGGCTTCAGCTAATTGATCAGTTGCCAACAAATAAGATGTCATGGTAGTACCTCGAGTATCTGTGTCATCAAGAAACTTTCTTATCATGTCAATTCCAGTACCTTGATACTTTGTCTGCAAGAAAATTACAAAGGGATCAGCTGCTAAGTGTTCTCGCGCATTGTCAAGATCTTCTTGGGTATGATGTTTAACTCCTACAGGAACTTCACTTAGATAATCAGATAAGTTCTTCAGAGGCTTACGGTAATAATCAAAGATCGGTGCTGTAGAATCTCGCCAAAAGAAATAGAACGATCTTTTACGGTTTTGTGGAATTCCATGAAACATGGTATTAGTATGATAAAGTGAGAATGAATAGCCGTTCTTCTCAGCTGTAGCTCGTAATTGCTCACGAACATGCTTACCTGAATTTGTGTAGAGAGCTGACGCATTTTCACCCCAAAACACCTTAGGACGAACTTCTTCAGTTACTAAACGAGCAGTTTCAAGCATCCAATAGTTCATTTGATCACGGTGATCTTGTGATCCATTACTTAATTGTGAAAGACCTGCACAAGGGCAAAGAGCTTGAACAAAGTCAGTGTCTTGATGTAGCTTAGGGTCAAACCCACCGTAATTTTCAGTGTCTAATAGATAGTGTGGAGTTTCTGGAAAATAACTTTTAACGTTCTGTTCATTTTCAGTAAATGGAGTGTATGAGATCAAGAAAGCAGGATCTACACCTGTGACCTTCTTTGCAGCTACAGATAATCCGCCGATCAGTGGAACAGCGCAGCCATGTTTCAATTTAATTTCCTTTAAGATCTTGTTATGCTAATATTTATGCAAGGTAGCGTTGTTACACGTGAATCTCTGCTTTCTTTGCTAATAAGATCTCACTCTTAGTCTGTTTACCCCACCACCATAAGTATAGAGAACGTTATTTGGTGACATCAAAAGACATGTCTCACCCGTATATTCTTTACCTTCCTCACGATCAATGTGAAGGTTTAAATTATCAAGGGTACACATGTCTCATGTTTTCTTTATTTGTTAAATTATGCACTAAAAGCACTACATGAACGTCAGGGCACTCTCTACGAATCACTTCAGCTTGTACCTCATCATCTTCAAAATGAACAAGCACCTTAGTCCCATTAGAAAACAGCCATTTGATGATCTTTGCTTTATGTTTACCTGACGTCTCTCTAGATTTCTGATCATATGTCAAACTATTATAAAACACAGAATTTTTGATTCCACGATCAGCTAGCATTGCAGAAGTTTCAAGTTCTTCTTCAAAGCTTCTACCTGTGATGATAATATCTGTCGGACCTGGGTAAATACCACCAACATCCTTATTGATGAAAATTACTCCATCTATATCATACGTATTACAAGTTTTCATGCTATTCCCTCAAAATTCTAGCAAATTATTGGAAGTTTTTGTTCTAGCTGAAGCTAAAAGCACATCTAATCTAGCTCTATCTTGCTGTGCTAACAGACGATTTTTAATATACTCACCCTGTACAGAAATAACTTGCTCTCTAAAACTAAGATCTTGTAATTTCTTGTAAAGTGCTTCAAGTTCAGCTAAATTAGAAAAATAAAACTCAGGGTGATCTGGAAAGATCATTCTTGTTTGATCTGTCTCAGTATATACTAACACAGGTAGCCTAGCAATGAAACAATCATATACTGTCTTGTTTACATAAGCACAAGATTTAGTACCTTTGCCGATAAAGACATATCCAAGATAGTTTGATAGGTGTTGAAAGTACTCAATCGTATCACCTACGATCCCTTCATTCACACACTGAACTCCCGGTAACGTAAACTCAGTATTAGTTTGAATCGTAAACTTCACTGACGTGCTTTGAACGTCTTTAAGAAGATCTTGAAACACTTTCTTACGTCCAGAATTTCGATGTTCTATAAACCCGATCCAATACAAAGAATCTTTTATACTTGAGGCTGGAATAAAATCTTTAACTTGATAAAACTTCTCAAGCACTTGAAAGAACAGATCATCACCCAAGTATAATGCTTGTTCACAGATCTTATCTGTGAACAGTGGCATCGGTTTACGTACTAAATACGTATCCTTTACCCAGTCAAACTGATCACGTTCACCGTTCACTAATAAGTAAAAACTATTGTAATTGATCTGTGGAGTCTGTTCAAGATCAGTGATCAGTTCAGAATTTCTAGTGGAAAAAGCAAGATCAGTCTTAGCTCTGCTGAGCACCATCTCTTGATAGTCAAAGATCTCATTCTCAGAATCACCTGAACGATACAAGATCGGAGTACCTTTATTTGAATAGTATGACACAAACTTGTAATAATTTACAAATGTTCTTGACACCATCCCACCAAAAAAGTTTGACATGTTGGTAGAGTTCCACGCGATGATCGCATCATAATCATCTAAAGTCTGATCTGACTCGATTGAATACTTGAAATCAAGATCATACCTCTTGAATAACGATTCAGCTCTACTCATACACTTGATCACGATAACCTGACTGGGTTTGATCATGTTTACAAGCTCATTCAAGAAGAGCAATTCACTGTTGATCTTTTTCACTGTAGGATCAAAGTGAATTAAGATACCAAGCTTCATGTTTACTCCGAAAAATCTTTTAAGAAAAACTTAACATCATTTTTTAGTTAGTTCATCATACTTTAAGATGATTTGTTTAAGCTGACTTACTTGTTCTTTACTCATACTGGTAACGTCCCAGTGACCATACTTACACTTGTAACCAAAAACGTATTTGACTGCAACCCAGATTCTCTGAAAAATTGAACGATATTGGCAGAGAAAGGTGCTAAGATAGATAGTCTGTTCATCAGCATCGATCGTAAACCGCAGAGTGTGCTCGTCACTTCCACAGTCACACTCAATAAAATAGCTACCGTCTAGCAAGTTGAATCTCCTCTAACATATCATCAATGCGATGTGCTCTATCTCTTGTCTTGACTAGTTTATTCATGTTTGGATAAAATCGTGCAAAATTCAATTTTTGATTAAACTCGTCACGTTTCAACCAAATGACAAACCAGATCCAATCGCTCAAACCGACGTGTTTAATCTCATGATACCACTTAACGAGTAGCATGTCTATCCAGATATTCTGCGCAGTCGATACACAATGTAGCGCTAGGTATCGCTTTTTTACGAGCTTCACCGATCGGTTCACCACACTCTAAGCAAACTGAAGTTAGTGAAACTTTCTGTGTGATTTCTCGGATCTGATCTAAACGCTTATCAACTGCAGCCTGTTGGATCATGAACGGTTCATCATCTTCTGTTACTTGTACTTCATTCATGTCAAAATCCTCTTATTAACATGTTTGAATCTTGACTAAAGACCCAAACATGTTAACCCTAAAAATTTTTAGGGTTAACTGTTTTTTTACCAGGTATGAAGATTTGATCCCACTTTAACAACTTCACGCTTACCTTCAATGATCATAAAATCAGCAGACATGTTTGCTTTAGCTTGAGCTCTCTTAATCATGGCGCGAACATCACTTTCCCAAGCACCTTTTACAGGACCGTACTCTACTTCAGCACAGATCACTGCATGTTTATCCTTACCAGAGATAGTAGATTTCTTAACCTTAAGCTTTGGGCTTACTTTACTCATAATATTGTCAATCACTGACTTTTCAACATTACCCATTACAACTTTACACTTGTACTTTGCTACGTCTTTTTCTTTAAACATTTTACAGCTCCTATGATGTCAACTACTACACACGCCCTAAAGGACATGGCTTGCCCACTCCCATGACCAACAAGCAAACATTACTTGATCTCTTGATTTTACTAGTCATTTTCTGTAGGCCATTGGGATCTCTCCCAAGTCCGCTATTGCACCGGACTATACTACTTTTAATTACTCTGATAAGATCATTTTACTAAATGATTAGTAAAGAAATTATAACATATCATGAATATCTTGAAAATTTATAACACTAACAAAAGAGCTACCGTAATCTGAAGTGCAACATTTTCACTCGTCGGTGACACGAATCCACTGGCCCAGCACTTCCTTGAAGCAGTGCTGGCACAGGTCCAGCTCTACTTCATTGCCATCACCGAATATGGAGTAGTATCCCCCACGGAATGCAATGGATATGTGTTCGTCCCATTCTCCATCGCAGCACTGCTTCTTCATCTCTTGGCCGCAGCGGTCGCAGATGATGGCTGTAACCTGTGAGGTAATGATTTGTTCGAGTTTCAACATTGATGGCTTCCTCTTGAATCTATTCTTACTGTTAATCTTTCCGACGTCTGAACCATGCTCGTCTTACTGCTTATTACCAGCGGTGCCCAGACGGCGAAGCTCTGTCTAATATCTCAGCTCTTTATATCTACTTGAATTTTAATCTTTAGCAGTTCTTCATGACTATCATTCATGTTAATTTTAAGCCCAACCTCACAGAGAGCTAAGGCTTCTCATAAGCTTCTTACCCTCTTGGTGAAGTCAAGGGTTTCATGCTTCATAAACACGTTCTTGAACCCAAATGGAAGGTCTCCAAGTGAATCAGTATTCACCGGTGATAAGATTTGTAGTCATTTATAGAAAATAAAACATTTTTAATGTCAGAATTCAAGTAGACAAAGAGCTGAGCTATTTGTTGCCTGTAACTTCTGCATCTTGAACTCATCAGGAGTGACAGGATTTCCTTCTTCACGAAGTCGAATTGTAGTAAGATCTGGGTCTACTCCGCATCGACGTCTTTCTATTAAATGTGGATTATTTTTCAAGCGATCATAGATACCGTACTGGCAGTGTCCAACTTCAGTGGCATAAACCATGAATTTATTCTGATCAAAGCTAAACATCTTCTTGCCATTGTTCTCTATGTTATATAGAGCTGGATGAAAATAAACTTGAGGATAAAGTTTTTGTTGATTCTGTTCAATCCAAATGATCAACTCACCGTACGGCATCTTTTTGATCTTTTCTTTAAGCTTAGGAAACATCAAATTTAAAGTATGACAAGCTCCAGGGCCAGGTACGCAGAACTTTTCATCATGGTGAAATTTTGTCCCAGGAGTCAATGAACTATCAACACCCAAGTGATATCCATAATAAGCCCCGATCCCATATACCGAGTTGATCTTAGTATAAGCTTCTTCAAGAGTCTTTGCGCCAAGGATTTCATCAACTAATCCAGAAGTAATAAATCCAGCAACCCACTCAGCGATATCAGTGTTAGACGCGGGTCGGTCTTGATCACTGTACTTTGTTCTACAGAAGTTTCTAGCTGCGGTCTGTAAGGAGGTATGTAGCTCAGTGGTGCCATAAAACTTAAATCCATGACTTTTTGCATATCTTGCATTGTCATACATCCACTCAACATAAGCCGCATCAGAGTTGATTTTGTTGAAATCAAGATGGGCTTCCTTTGGATTTGTCTTACCCGTTAACAAACTATTGATACATCTACCACCGTAAAGGTGAGTAATGATAGAATTGCAGAGCTTGTTTTGAGGAGATAACGAATCTTCTAACACAATGTTATGCCCAATGTAACGCATTCGATCATCACCGGTGATATTGAAGTGAAAGTACTCTACCTCTTCACCTAAAGCTGCATCACCGTCAGTGCTGTAACTAGGAAGAACTCCCATCTTGTAAAGTAAACGTTCATTTACCTTAATAAAGAAATGTTCAACCTCTTTTACTCGATTCCAGTCAAGTGAAGCTTCAATCTGCGGGATGATATTAATGTAAGACATGTTTATATTTTATCTAATTTAAGTTTTTGTGAGATCTGTTTAACTTCAAGCGCGGTAAATTCAGTTTTTGCTAAGAGGATGATCCTTGATCCAGTTTCAGTTTTAAGTTCAATATCTTTCTTACGATATTCTGGTCGTTTAAGTTTAATCTCAGCCGTTGCTAAAGAATAAATCATGATTCGTGCAGCAGAAGCTTGATCTGCTGCTGCTAGCGCAATCACGTCACAATTTGTTAGCTCGTTATTCGACAAGCAAGCTTCAGCTACAGTAGACATGATAGTTCTTGGTTTACCAAGTTTTGTCAAAGAAGTATCTAAGTCACTAACTTCTTTAAATTGATCTCCAATTCTCCCAAATGATATGTTAGCAATATCAATTTTTCTTTTCACTAATTGAAGTTCTAAATATTCAACAAAGATTCCATATCGCTGAGATCCAAGTTTAAAGATAGCTTGATTTTCATTGATCCAATCGAAAGGAAGCGCTTTCATATCCAAGATTTCTTTTAAAGTTGTCATTTAATGCTCATAATTTCTCAAGATCTAACTGCTGGATGATATAATCTTGTTCTACCTTAGTAAATTCTATCTTAGACATCAAAATCAATCTTGAACCATTTTTAGTTCTAACTTGAATATCTTTCTTTCGAAACTCTGGTTTCTTTTGTTTAATTTCTGCCATAGCAAGAGAATAAACAAAAATTCGTTGATCTTTTGCTTGATCTGCTGCAGCTAACGCAATTACATCACACTTCATCAAGTCAAAATTTGCTAAACAAGCTTCAGCAACTGTTGACAAGATCGTTCTAGGTTTACCAAAGTTAGTAAGTTCAGTATTAATTGAACTATGATCAAAATTATAAGATTTAATCAAACCAAATGTGATGTTTGCTACTTCTAAATCTCGATCTTGTAAAGTAAGCTCTTGATATTCAATATAGATTCCAAATTGTTTATCATCAAGAGCAAAAACGCATCGTTCAGAACTAATCCAGTTATAAGGAAGAGCTTTCATGTCTAATACTTCTTTTAGACTAGTCACACTATCACCTAAATTTCTTGTTCATAATTCATTTTATTAATCACCATTTCAAAAATTTATCATATGAAATGGTGATCTTTTATGAAATTCTTACAAAATCATTATTTGTACTCTACTTGAGGTTTATTAATAAGTCTTAAGTAATCCATACCACCTGCGTCAAATTCTGATTGCATGAACTCCAAAGCAGATTCTTTAGAAGTTTGTTTAGCAGTAGTTTCTGTCAATCTACGGTTTGCTAGCTCTTCACATTCAAACAGCGAATCTTCAAAAGTTAACTGTTTTGGTGGAGATTTTTGAGTGAAAGCACTAGGACCTCTCAAACAACCAACAATTCCCATCTCTTTAGCAACTTTTAGATAGCGCAGTGCATCAATCACTACTCCAGCTGAATTTTCTGAATCTTGTACTGATAGCTTTACATCTACCGTCACAGGAGCATCACCAAAACCACGCATATGCAAATTAAAGTAAGCAATCTTGTTGTCCTTTAAGTATGGGATGAACGTTGATGGACCAGCGAACAAGGCGTCTGGATCGACAGGAATTCCACGTAAATCATTTTGAGCTCTAATTACATTCTCTTTAGAAACTTTTTTATTTGACAAACGTGATTGAACCATCATTGAATTAAAATCAGTATTCCCACCGACGTTTAATTGTTGGTGATAATCAACTTCCATTCCTCGAGAAAATGCAAGTTCTTGTAACATCTGTGATAAGATTGAAGCACCAAACTGGGATTTCATATCAGACCCGATGTAAGGCAGGCCAGCCTCAATAAATTTTCTTTCCCATTCAGGAGCATTGATGTTAAGAACTGGAATGCAGTTCAAGAACATTACTCCAGCTTCAATTGCTGCGTTTGCATAATATTCTGTTGCCAACTGTGAACCCACAGGAAGATAGTTAATCAAGATATCAGCTTTGGTGTCCTTGAGAACCTGAACTACATCTACAGGTTCTTCATTTGATACTCTAAAACCATACCTTTCAGGTTGATGTTCCATATAATCACTGATCCCATCTAATGGCACCCCCATGTGAACTTCAGGGCCAGCTGGAACATCTTCACAAAACACTCTAGCACAATTAGGGTGAGCAAAGATAGCCTCACCTACTGGACGACCAACCTTTCGACGATCAACGTCAAAAGCAGCAACTACTTGAATGTCAGCTGGATGATATCCACCAATCCTAGAGAACATTACACCTGGAATTGAACGACCTTCAGCATCTTCATCGTGATCTTTGTAATACTCAAGACCTTGATACAAAGATGAAAAACAATTTCCACAGCCAGTGACTGCTACGCGTATTTTTTTAGACATTTTTTTTCCTCATTATGTCAGTTGTTGACGAACATTGACTCCTTTTAGGAGAGTAGGTCCGTGGTTTCTTGCAGAAACCAAAGTGAGATGATTAAATCGCAAATTGGAATCATTATTTCAGTTTCTAGTCATTGACTCGTCTAAGATTGAACTTAGTAGAGAGTAGGACTGTTATCATTATAAGATGTTATTTATTCTATCACTATCATGATAGTTTGTATATTTATCTGAAACCTATTTTGAAAGAAAATCAAACATAAGATTCATTCCTTTGTCTGATCAGATCAACATTAATGCATACAAGTAAAGTTTCTTGCAATCCGACTTTAGTGAACTTATTAACATCAATCTCAGTTACATTGAAATTTTTATTGATCTCTGAACTATATAAATTTGACAAACTAGCTGCTAAATTTCTGATCTCTGAATTCTGCATCCCTGAATCAAGATGATCAATAATGTACCATGAAGTAAGATCTTTCAATTGATCAGAAAGCTCAGTATCTATCATCATAGTCTTATGTTGATAATCATCTTGATAAACTTCAGAACAATAAATGTTCACCTTAAGATCTTCTATGTTGTTGAATGACTTATTGAGATTGATGCTCATTATAAGGTCCAAATATCATTTAAAACTCCAATAACGTTTAAGATTAAAATGGAATGAAAAGTCTGAAGATCAAGAAATGCTGAGCTTCTTTCACCAAGGAAACCAAATCTAAAATTCTAAAAGAGAATTTACAATCGGAGATACTGCTTCATGTTGATAATCAATCTTATGATAATCATTAAGAACGTTATTAACTAAATCCCACCTATAAAATTTTCTTGCAAGATGAACACTTCTAGGTTTTTCAAGTCGAGTTTTCATGAACTCAACTCCATCCATTTCATACCAATACTCCGGCCAAGCAAATACTGTCCAACCATTACGAGCGGCCATTTCATGTAGTTCTTCTTTGAAAATCTTCACCAGATCTTGACGTTCTTCTCTTGTCCCAAAGAACGGGGTACCTTTAAAATACCCTGACTTAGGGATCACTCTGCTTTCATCTTCAATCGGAAGAGGCGTAACAAGCTCAATCTTTTTATTAAGTGTCTTAAGTTCAGCTTCATAACGCTTTAAAAGATCTCTTGTGGCTGCAGTTGGATCTGTTTCTCGACAAAGATGATGCCGAATGTCAATATTTCCCCAGTAACATGTCAGTGAATCTATCTCAGTTAGATCATAACCATAATCAGTGATCTCTTTTGAAATTGTTTTCTTCAGGACACCGTTCAATGTGCGCCCATCTTTACGTAACATCATTGAGTTTGCAACGTAAGCTGAGTGAGAGTGAGAATCACCGATCACTAAGTGACGAACCTTACCTGGTGCATAGTGCAAGGCAGGTTCTTTAAACCAATCTACGTTCTCACAACGCTTAGAAACACCATCCCAGTCAACGTTAGTCCAGTAACTGCCTGGTTCACCGCCCCGGGCTTTACAAAGAGCACCGTAATCAGGCATAGGGTGATCGATTGAGATATACTTGATATGAGAGTGCTGTGGATAATTTAAGCGTGAAAAATTTCTAGCAGAATATTCTACTAGACCGTCAAAGATGTTCAAATTGCCATCATCACGATAATCCATTCCGTGATAAACAAATATCGTATCATAAGCGGACCAATCACGTGAGTGGCGAGGACCGTCATAGTCAAGAACATCAACTTCAATACCTAAATTTCTTAATTGATTCGCTCTTAAGTGAGCCCAGCTCGATTGATGTGAATACTCACTTGATGCAAGTTTACGGCTAATCAAGTCAATTGCGGCTTTCATGTGCCCATCCAATTCAAATTTAAAGGTTCTGAATAAATGCAAATAGGAGTAAATTTTATCTGAGGAAGAGATAATTTCTTCACGTCAAGATCATCAGGGACTTCATAGGACAAGGTCACATGGGGATGATAGTCTGGATAGTCATGAGTAGCTCCTATTGTACGCAAAGCATAGTGTAAAAGCTTTAGAGCTGAAGCTTCTAAAACAAGAACTAAAGCTTTTTTATCTCCTGAATCAAACAGATCTAATCTAATAGGATTAAATTGAAGATCAGACAATTGATCTTTCGTCAGATTTACATGATACTCATCCGCGATCTTTGCTCGACTATAAATGATTGTAGTATGTAGATTAGATAGCTCAATTGGGTTTGGGATCTTTTCAAGATTAAACCAATCGTTCAGTCCTTCCAACTTTTCGGGATCATACTTACAAGCAACGTAAGTTCCGGATTGACGTTCTTCCATCATAGAACCACTTCCATTGCAGTCATTCCGTGCATATGTTTACCAAGATCTTGTGGAGAAAGCAAACAACAATAATTTAACTCAGATCTTGTTTGACGACTGCCTTTAGCTGTTTGAATAGTACCCACAGGGTGAAGCATCATGTTCATCCTTGGGATCATTGTGTGAGCACAGCTCTCTTTCATGTACAGATCTTCAAGAATTATCGGAGAAAGATGATAATCAAAA